GTCTCTTGGGGTCGGGGGGAAGACTAAGGTCCTCAACCTCTCCCTCCAGTAGCCATTCCCCATAGTTACACTCTGGACACAGTCGATAGAACTTCCGGTAGGTAGTCGAGCATCTCACGCACTGCTTATTCCATACAGGCACAACGTCCCGCATGAACTCTCGCAGAGACTCACTAGAGAACCTAAGTTTTGCGTTTGGCATGTCCGTTCTCCACTAATGAACTCCCCCAGTCAGTACCACCATTGACGCTTATAACGTCCGCGATAGTCCGACCGTACTTCCCAGTCTTGAAGTCGATACTCTTGATCAACACATCACCGTCCGTATTAGCAGCCAGTTCCTCTACGTGATCAGTTGCAAGCATTCCAAGCTCCCTGTTCTCTCCACGCAACTCCCAAGTATCCACTCCGTTGAGTCGGACACGAATTCTCCTATATATGTCAAAGCCGAGTGAAACCATAACGTCATAGGTATCCCCGTCTATTATCCTTTCGACCACAGCCCGTCTTACGTATTCATCTCTTAGCATGATTCGTTCCATGGCCAGTACCTAGCCAACTCCTCGGGGCTTCATAGTTCTAACCTTCCCATACGGTGAAGGCACGGTAGTTCAATGATGTCCCCCGGCGCAGCTTCTGCTGGGCGAAGCCTAGCCGCAAACCCCTCTCCCAGATACCCAGCCTGTCTAAGGCACGTAAGAACGAACTCAGAGCAGAAGAACCTATCAGGGTCCACGTCTATGGGGGCTTTGGTCTTCTTCCCGAACCACTTACCGACGAGTCCCCAAGAGCGAACGAACTGCCATATAGATGCGTACCTCTTCCCCCAGTACGAGAGAGCATGTTCGACCACCTTGGCACGGTCGATCTTGTTGTCCTCTGGCTTGTGAAGCTCATACCAGTCGATCTGCTCGCCGTCTTCGAGGCACTTGGACACCGGATAGATCCTGATGCCCCTGCCTTCGAGGGCCTCCATGACACACAGCCTCTCGTGCATCCACAGAGCAATGCCAACGTGAGACACCCTGCTAAGGGTTCTCATCTTGATCAATTGGGACCACCATCGGTGTCCCCGAAAAGCCAGAATGTCCCCGTCCCGAATCTTCTCTCTCACGTTTAGGTATTTCACGTTCTGTCTCCGGCTTGTCGGGTTCACCAAGGCCAAGAATGTACCTTGTGTCTAGGTCTGGTGACACAGCACTACTATCGCCACTGCCGCCGCCACCCATCAACATCGGGGCGAAGTACCCCAGACCGCTTCCCCCAGCAAGTGCCCCCAAGAGCATCGTCGTCATCAAACCTTTACCCATCCCAGTCTTCGATGAGTCGTCATTATTCGTCACGACATCCCCCACGTGAATGTTTCCCATGTCCTCGTCCTCATAATTGCCGAGGTGGGTTTTGAAGTGAGCCTTCACTTGGTCCCTGTTTATCTGCATCAACTCAGACACATCGTGGACCTTCACAGCCTCCTCAGCTATCCGAATCCCCATCCACTTCCCGATCAGCTTCTCCCTCAGGTTGTCTGATATCATTTCTCGCCTCATCAGCCATCAACTGTATTAGAGAAGGGAGACCCCCCGAACGGGGAGCCTCCCTTATGCGACGAAGCCTAACCGACAGAGCGTCAGCTAGCTCGCACGCTTCGTCGCGGGGGGACACAGATCAGGCCCCAGACGGGGCGGTGTTACGTGCCTTACCGGAACCACTCTCTTCTACTATGCGATGACCCAGAGCTTCAGATTGCGAGACCATGTTCTTGGCCTCCTGATGCTCATAGCGGATCACTTCAAGCAGGGCGGTGATTCCGTTCGCTGCGTGTTGTGCGCCGTTCATTGCGTGCATCTTCAGCATTGCGTAGTCGTTTGCGGCTAGTTCTACTGATTCCTGCGGCATCCTTATCTCTCCTGTTACATGTGCAGTACTTCGGTGCGTTGTTCATTTTCGCGTCTCTGGCAAAACCAACTTGATGGGGGTCCCGAACGGATAAGACTGCTCCGCGAGGATCTTTCCGGTTTTTGGATCAAGCACTTGGACCCTTACCGGTGTGTTCAAAACCTTACCGACTTCTCCGAGCAGCCTTTTGTTTTCAGCCTCTAGAAGGGCAAGCCTTCTGATTACCTCGGCCAAGGCTACAGTTCTTTCCTTGTCCGACCCCAGTGGTGGGGGCTTGGTCTGGTCCCAGTCTACCAACTTGGACGCCAGCTTGTCAGCCCCTCTCTGCAAAAAAGAGTTCAGTTGCCCTTTCGTGCATGAAAACAGGTATTTGTGGCCATCGGACCCGTGGGAGGTGATCCCGATCAGCTTCCCCTTGTTGAACACACCACCGCCAGAGTCGCCATTACGGAACCGCCCGCCCGTCACTCTGAACTGGTTCCTCTTTCCTTTCAGCCCCTCGATATTGAACGCCCCCTCCCACCGAAGCTCCTTCCACATGGGTCCCTTGCCAGCAGGATACCCCCAGCCTTCATACTTGCCAGACATTTCCTCTGCGTCACGCTGAACTTTCACCGAGACCCCCTTGGTGTCCTTCGTCCAAACTCTGAACAGGGACAGGTCGCTGTCGCCATCCTCGGACACCCACCTTGCTGTGCCCCCAGTACCGTCAGGGTTCCAGAAGTCCACCGTGCTTCCCACCTTGCCAGTGCAGTGCTGGGCAGACACCCCGATAGACACGGTTACCCCCTTGTGGACAATCACGCCGCTGCACCCGCCGATACGGACCACTGCGTTGTAATATGCTGGCCTGTCAGACTTGTCGTCCCCGACCGCAACTCCCAGCATCAGAAGCAAGAGGATGGCCGCTAGATTCTTTCTAGCCATATGTCAATCACCTTCATCACAACTGGGACCAAGACCACAACACCAACAGAGATGGTCCGTAACTCTGTCCTCAACTTGAGAATCTGGGCGGTGATGCTGTTCCCATCCCTCCAGATCATGTCTTCGATTCTAGCCAGACGTTCCGTGTGGCTATTGGCAATATGGTCAAAGGACGCGACATCAGACCGGATCTTCTCCTCCAGCACTGTCACCCTACGCTCCAAGTCTTCCATCTCTGGTATCCATATAAGTTATTCCCACGGCTATAGCTGACCAGATATCCTTTTTGACACCGTAGAGAGGACCGGGGCTTTTCTTGTTCCCAACCCCGCCCTCCTTACCCCCGTATCTGTCGATCAGGGACTGTCGGATGTTCGAGTCCTTCGCCCTCATGTTGTTGCACAGATTCATCTTCACGTCTTTTCTGAAAACGTAATGCACATCCGTCGCAGGCTGGATGGACTCCCACCTCTCGCTGAACCTCCCGATCCACAAGCATGTGTCAAACACCTCCGACCCCACGGGCATCCCGTAACAGGCGATCATCTCAATCGCCAAGTCAACCTCTGGCCACTTCAGTTTGATGTAGTGCAGGTAATCGACCACGTACTCGTTGTCGTTTATCCCGATATCTACTGGGTCTCCATCCAGCATCACGGCGAAAGCCGACATCTTGTTGCCGGGGTCGATGGCGACGATATCACCCATCCCTCATCCTTTCGAGAGGCATCAGTCTCGGGATGGGGATCAGTATGCACGGCTCCATGTCAGCCTCATCCCCCCTGTCCATCCGGCCCATGTAGTTGATGGGGAACGCCTCATCGGTCACTGGGATGCATAGGTCAGTGTCCAAGTACCTGATAGCCAAGTAGACCGGAACCCCTCCGTACCTTCTGGCGAGGTTCATGTTGATCCACTTCTTCAACGACAGCATGTACGTGTCGTACTTGTTGTGGTCAATCTTCCGGTGCTTCACCTCCACGAAGAACTTCACTGCCGAGTTCCTGCTCGTCCTCTCCAGACCCATAAAGTCCATGTGATAGAACGGAGGGGTCTTCTTCAGAAAAGTCCCTGTTACACTTTCTATTTGCCCTGCGAACGACAACTCCTTTTTTCTGTCGCTCTTGCTCTCGTATACGGGCCTTCTTTTCCGCATCCTTCACCTCCGGTGCTAATGGAATCGAAGAGGCGTACCTAAGAAGCTCAACGGCTACCGGAGTGCCGGGGACCGAGGCGAAATACGCTTCCCAAGCTGCTGCCACCATCTTCTCGTGTTCCCGTATCGTTGGGGGACGGCGATCCAAATGAACTGCCACTTGCTATCCTCTCGTAAACCACACGGAAATTAGAACGCAGCTTCTCGGTACTGTACTCGGTCATGTCACAAAGGTTTCTCCAGCCTACCTTCTCTACGGCTGTGGAGACTTCTTCTGGGAGGCTACGGCGAACCTCGGACATGCCCATGACTCCATGCCTACGGACAGCATCCTTCACCATCATCCAAGCCTCCTCGGTTGACACATCTGGAGTGGATTGCTCCCACTCGTCCCTGTCATCCGCCCACCTTTCTTGATTGAACCAAGTAGCTGGGTATGGGGTGAACTGTTTGTCTTGCCCATCCCTTGCTAATGAGTAAGCCAGTACCGCCTCCATTAGGGTCTCAAAACTCTCGCAACGCAATGCCCTCTTGATAGCTTTCAGTGCAGCCGCACGTGCGACCTTTCGTGGGTAGGCC